GGCCCGGTTGACGAGCTTGCTGTTGACGCGAATCTCGCGGATGCCGATCGCGCGCAGTGACTGCTCCGCGAAGCGGATCAAGGCCAAGGCCGCGAAGCTGCCGCGGTGCTCGGGCAGCAAGAACATGACGTCCTCGCTCGCGTACTCGGTCTGCGTGTGCAGGCTGGTGCCGATGAACATGCGCAGGTTGCCGACCAGTCGCCGGTACTCGTCGCGCATGGTGAACTGCAGCAGGCGACCGGCGCGCTCGCGCACCAGGAAGGCCTCGTAGTCGGGATTGAGCTCGAGGCCGTGCCGATGCTTCTCGGTCTCGAGCCAGTGGACCTGGTGCAGGTGGTGCAGCTCCGCGATGATGTTGCTGAAGCGCTCCGCCTGGATCGTGTAGCGGCCGTGCTGGATGGAGTCGAACTTCGCCGGGTTGTGGGAGAGGTCGGGCTCATAGAACAACGCGGCCTCAATCGCGGCCGCGTCTTCCGGCATCAGCACCTTGCCGAGCTTCGAGGCAAGCAGCATGCGAACGTCGTCAAGCTGGGGCATCTCGCCTCTCCTTTCGGACGGAAATTCTACCTGCCGGGTCAACAGTCAGTTGCGGGTTTCTTGATTCTGTGCTACGCCAGCGCGCGCTCAGCGCTGGTTTTCTGTTGCCTGGCCAACGGTTCGTTGCTCTTGATCGGGTTTTGATCAGCCGCCCGATCACTGCTCGACGGACTGCAGGCTGAGCGTGTTGGTCTGGATGGTCGAGTTGACGTTGGTCCAGGCCGTGAAGCGCAGCTTGTACTTGCGCGAGTCGGTCGAGTACGAGGGGTCGACGTAGGTCGCCGAGTACCCGGCCTGCTGCCGGTAGTAGCCCGGGGCCACGTCGGCCGGAGCCGGGGCCTCTTCGGCGTGGCTGCCCGTCACGTTGTAGGTCGCCACGTCCGAGTACGAGCCAGCGCCGATCGCGCGCGAGAGCACGATGGTGAAGGATGGGTTCTGCTTGGTGGTCGCGTTGTACGAGTTCAGTCCAGCGGTCGTCCCTGGGAACGACGTGTTGCCCAGGAACGTGAAGCCCATCGTGATGGTGATCTGGTTGCCGTTGGAGGCAAACGGCCCGAGCTCGGCGATGTTCGTGTTGTCGAGGATCGATCCCTGCACCGAGTTCTTGAACACGCCAGCCAGCAGTGCGCCGCCGAAGTAGGCTCCGCCGTCGGCCTTCAGGTAGTAGACCGCGTTGGACTCCGTGCAGTTGGCCAGGTTGGTCTGGGTCGGGCCGTACCACTCGATGAACTGGTTCGAGCTGCCGAACGGCTCGCCGGAGACCTTCATGTAGGCGCCGGTCTGGGTGATGACGCGGCCGCGCGCTGTGACGTTGTTGAACTCGGCCTCGCCGCTCGACTTGATGCGCCATCCCGCCGAGCCGCTCGAGAAGTTCGACGACTGGATGTAGTCGGCCCCCAGGACGTTGCCGCCGATCGCGCCGCCGTAGGCGTAGACCAGGCCGCGCACCGTGGCGGTCGTGCCGTTGAACTCGAGCGATCGGCCCGATGAGTCGGTCGCGCCGTTGCCGATGTAGAACTTCTTGACGCCGCTGTCGTCACCCAGGAAGAAACCGTTGGCGCCGTAGGCGATGGCGCCCGAGCGCAGCTTCGGCGACTGCAGCTCGACGGCCGCGGTGATCGTGCCGGCGGTGATCTTGCCGGCAGCCAGGGTGTCGATCTGGGCGCTCTTGATCGTGGCGTCAGCGATGAACGCCGTGTTCATCCACGTCCCGGCCGGGTACACGACGCCGCCGATCGTCTGCTGCGAGGTCAGCACGACGAACGGGACCTTGGTGGGTGCGAGCGTGCCCAGAGGGTCGGTCGCGTCGTTGGCGCCCACGATGGCGAACCGATCGGCGCGGACGATGAATGCGCTGGTCGGCGTGCTGTCAACCGTCTGGCTCGAGAGCCCGAACCCGCTGACGTGGCCGTTGTTGTCGATCTTGACGCTGTACTGACCGAGCAGGCCCTTGTCGGTGGCCGCCCGGACCTTTGCCTCCTGGGTGAGCGCGATCTTGTAGGCCGCTGCGTTCGGGCGGCCGACCTGGATCCAGTCGATGTCGAAGACGTCCGATGCGCTGTTGCCGAGGTCGAAGCGCAGGTTGGTGATCGTGTTCGAGACCCAGTCGGACCCGCCGACCGAGAGCTCGGCCATGTTCCACTCGACCACGACCCAGGTGTCCTGCACCGTCGTGTTGGAGACGATCTTGCCCCACAGGCCGTAGTCGTGCGCCGCGGTCTTGTAGAGCAGCGTGCCCTCCCAGCCCGTGCCAGCGATGCGCTTGATGCGCATGCGCACGATGCTGTTCTGCACGCCGTCGATCGTGAGGTTCGTGGGCGAGATGAGCTGCGGGTCGGTGCCGGCAGAGGTCACGCGCAGCGCGCCGCCAGACACCGTCAGCGCAGCGCCGGAGGCCGTGAACCCGTCAGCCGTCGTGTCGAACGTCCAGCTGGCGCCTGCGGTGAAGTCGTTTGCGTCCTCGGCGGCGGCTTGCAGCTGGGTCAACGTGCTAGCGAACGAGTCGTCGGCCGCCACACGAGCGGTGGCCTCCTGGACGATGGCAGCGGAGTTTGCGTCCAGCGACACGCCCAGCGAGGCGATCGACTGCGCCTGGTTGGCCGTCGTCTGATTGAGCTGGGTGATGGTGGACTCGACCGCTCCGACGCGGGTGTTGAGCGAGGTCGCCGTCGTCGCCTGAGTCGCTGTCGTCTCGTTGAGCGACGTGATGCTCGACTCGGCCGCCCCCATGCGCGTCGTGAGCGCAGTGATCGACGAGGCCTGCGCGGCGGTCGTGGTCTGCAGCGTCGAGACGTTCGACTCGGATGTGGCCGTCCGCGTCGAGAGCTCCTGCAGCGACTGAGCCTGGGTGGCAGTCGTGGTCTGCAGCGTACCGATGCTCGACTCGGAGGCCGCCGTCCGGGTGGTGAGAGTTGTGAGCAGCTGAGCCTGATCGGCCGTCGTGCTCTGCAGCGCGGAGATCTTCGAGTCCGAGAGGTCCGAGCGCGTCGTGAGCTCGGTAAGCTGCGAGGCCTGCAGTGCGGTCGTCTGCGTCAGCGAGTTGATGTTCGACTCGGCGCTGCCGGCGCGGGTGGTCAGGCCCGTGATCAGCGAGGCCTGCTCGGCCGTGGTCGTCGACAGCGTCGACAGCGAGGACTCGGCGTTGTCGGCGCGCGTGGTGAGCGCCAGGAGCGACGAGGCCTGCGTCGCCGTCGTCGTGTTGAGTGTCGTCAGGTTCGACTCGGCGGCGCCGGCGCGGGTCTCGAGCGACTGCAGCGACTGGGCCTGCGTGGCAGTCGTCGTGTTGAGCGAGGTGATGCTTGACTCGGCCGCGTCGGTGCGCGTCTTGAGCTCAAGCAGGGACTGAGCCTGGGTGGCGGTCGTCTGCTGCAGCCCGGTGATGCCCGATTCGGCGTTCGTGGTGCGCGTCGACAGCGCAGTCGCGATGGAGGCTTGCTCCGCGGTGGCCGTCTGCAGCGTCGAGATCTTCGAGTCGAACTCGTCGGACTTCGCGGTGAGCGTGAACAGGGCCTGTGCATGGGTGGCCGTGGTCGTGTTGAGCGAGCTGATGCCGGACTCGGTGGCACCAACGCGGGTGGCAAGTGCCGTGCTCACCTGCGCCTGCTCGGCGGTCGTCTGCGAGAGCTGGGTGATCGTCGACTCGGAGGAGCCCACGCGCGTACCAAGCTCGGTGAGCGACTGCGCCTGCGTGGCGGTGACCGTCTCCAAGGTGTTGAGCTTGGAGTCGGCGCCGTCGGCGCGGGCCGTCAGCGTCGCGATGATCTGGGCCTGGTCGGCGGTCGACGTCTGCAGCGTGCGGATGCCCGACTCCGCGTCAGCGGTGCGGAAGGTCAGCGTGAGCAGCGACGAGGCCTGCGTCGTCGTGGTCTCGTTCAGCGAGGTGATGCTCGCCTTGGCCTCGCCCATCTGCGTGGTGAGCTCGGTCAAGGACTGCGCCTGAAGCGCCGTCGTGCTCTGCAGGTTGGTGATGTTCGACTCGGTGGCGCCCACGCGGGTGCCGAGCGTGGTCGTGATCACGGCCTGCTCGGAGGTCGTGGTCTGCAGGTTCGCGATGTTCGACTCGGCGAGCGCGGCCTTGGTCGACAGCGTCACCGCGATCTGCGACTGCTCGGCGGTGACGGTGCGCAGGTCGGAGATGTTCGACTCGTTCACGCCGGTGCGGAACGACAGCGCATCGAGCGTTGAAGCCTGGGTGGCCGTGGTCGTGTTGATCTGCGAGATGCTCGACTCGGCGCCTGCGACACGGGTCGTGAGCGTGAGCAGCGACTGCGACTGGTCGGCCGTCGTGGTGAACAGCGAGGAGATGTTCGACTCTGACAGGCCGACGCGCGTCGACAGGTTGGTCGCGATCTGGGCCTGCTCAGCCGTGGCCGTCTGCAGGGTGCTCACTTTCGACTCGGCGTCACCCATGCGGGCGGCGAGCGCGAGCGAGTACGTCGCCTGGTCGGCGGTCGTGGTGAACAAGCCGGCGATCGAGGTCTCGGCCGCCGCGGTGCGCGTGAGCAGGTTCGTGGAGACGGTGGCCTGCTCCGCCGTCACCGTCTCCAGCGAGGTGATCTTCGACTGCGCGGAGTCCGAGGCCGCCTGCAGCGCCAGCAGCTGGGTAGCCTGCGCGCCGGTCACCGTCGACAGCGTGGTGAGGCTCGACTCGGTGCCACTGACACGCGCTGCCAGGGTCGTGCGCAGCGAGGCCTCGGCGCTGATGGCATCCGCCCGGGTGATCGCCTCCTGCTGGATCGCCGCGGCGTTGTCGGCCGTGCTCGCGGTGATCGTGGTGACCTGGGAGTAGAGCGACTCGAGCGCGCTCTGGCGGGCGTTGGTCTCGACCGAGATGGCTGCGCCACGGGCGGCCGCCTCATCGAGCAGGCCCTGCGCGCGGGCGGCGGACTCGGCCTGGATCGCGGCGGCTCGGGCCGTCTTCTCGGCGACGATGTTCGCGGAGACCTGGGCCAGGCTCGTAGTGGTCGACGCCGCGAGCGCCTGCCGGGCGATGGACTCTGCGGTGACCGCGGCGATGCGGGCGGTCTGCTCGGCAATCAAGTCGGCGGCTGACTGCTCGAGCCTCGTCGTCGTCGAGTTGGCCAGGGCCACGCGTGCCGCAGCCTCAGCGGCGATGGCGGCGTTGCGTGCGGCAGCCTCCTCCGCCACAGACTCGATGCGGTCTGCCGTCTCGCTGGCCAGGTCCTTCGCGACCTGGCGCACATCGGACGCCGTCTGCGTGGCCTGGGAGATCCGCTCGGAGGTCTCGGCCTTCAGCGAGGAGCTCGCGCGCGTGACCTGCGACTCCAGTCCGCGGCGCGCGACGTCAAGCAGCTGCAGGGCCTCCTGGGCCCGCGTGTTGTCGAGCTCGAGCTGGTGGATCCGCTCGCCCAGGTCCTGCGCCAGCGAGCTGCCGACGATCTCCTCGCGCAGCGCCTCGATGCGCCGCTCGACGTCGAGCGAGGTCTTGGCGAACGTGCCCGAGGTCAGGTTGTAGGCGCCCTTGATGCTCGCCTGGGAGACGAACCGCACCCAGTAGTAGCAGGACCGCTCGGAGCCGACCTCGTCAGTGTAGAGGGTGCCCACCGTCGTGCCGATCAGCACGGCCGAGCCGAGCTCGTCGAGGGTGTTGCGCCAGACCTCGGTGTAGGCGTGATTGCGGTAGTTGTTGCCCGACCAGGACAGGAACACCGAGGAGTAGCCGCCCACCGCGATCAGGTCGACCGGCCGCGGCGGCGTCGTCATGTCGGCCGCGCCGTTGTACCCGTCCGTGATCGTGGCGCCGCCACCCAGGCCAGGCACGACGACGACCGGAATCTCGCCGGCGCCGCCCACGCCTGTGGTGGGCGTACTGCCGTCGCTCGAGACGACGCCCAGCGCCTGGAGTTCGCGGTACGTGACGGCCTGGTCAAGCGGATCGCCGAGGCGGCCTTCGCGCACCTCGATCGTCTGCTTGATCGCCGAGACGACGGAGAGGATGTTCCCGGCGGTGACGTCGGGAATCGCGGGGACTCGGGTTTCCCTCATGCTGACATCAGCTCCGAAACGGAGGTGCAGACGTTGATCTCCGTCACCTCGTTGGTGCCTGAGACCTCGAACACCCAGTCGACGGCCTTGAACCCGCCGGGCAGCCGGAAGAACTCATCCGAGCTGACCGTCTGCGTGACCTTGAGCACGCCGTCAGCGTAGGCCTTGAACGTGACCGGGTAGGCCAGGGCGCGCACCTGGGCGAGCGTGAAGTTCGCATGGTGCGGCAGACGGAACACCTTCGAGCGCCAGGTGTACGTCGCGCTCGTGCCGGCGTCGAAGCGCACGATGTTGCCGCCCTGTGCCAGGTACAGCGTGTCGGTGGAGGCATCCTGGTAGCCCGCGGTGACGGCGACGGTCTTGGGCAGGTCGCTCAGCGTGAGCACCGCACCCTGGCCGCTGAAGTCCAGAATCATCAGCCCGCGCACGCTCTGCGCGTCGGTGTAGAACACATGGTAGCGCCCGTTGTGCAAGTACACCTGCATTGTCGACGGCGAATAGTTCAGCCACTGCTCGCGGGAGAACAAAGTCTTCGTCAACACGGTGATGCCGCCGGCGCCGATCGACACCAGGCCGTCGGGTGAGGCGTAGACCACGCCGTCGCCAGCCTCGACGATGGATCGCTTCGACGAGCACGCCTGCTTGAGCTCGAGCTTGCGGGTGGCCATAGCCGCCGGGTCGATGCCCTCGATCAGGTACGGGACCGAGCGCGTGAGCACGACGACGGCCTGGCCGAAGGTGCCGATGCCGACGATCTCGTCGGGCACCGAGTACGAGTGCGGCCAGGCGTGCGGCAGGTTCGGCTCCGACATCCACACCGAGTTGCCGACGAACCCCACGGCCACGCCGTTGGCCATCATGCGCAGGCCCTTGAGGCCATCGGGTGGCGCCGTCCAGTCCTCCGACGGCAGCACCTCGCCCAGGTTCGCCTGCTTGACGGCATCGGTGTAGCTCGTCGTGGCGACCGGCACCTCGGCCACGTACTGGAACTGGGTCTGCCCGTTGGCCGCGGTGGAGCTGCGGTACAGGCGCTTGATGGTGATGTTGTAGGCGCCTGCAGGCGCGCCGCCTGGCAGCGACACGGTCACCGACTGGGTCGCATCGATCGACGCCGACGCCGAGGCGGCCGAGGGCGGACCCTCTTCTCCGTAGGCCGTGACGTAGGTGTAGACGTAGGTGCGCACCTCCGGCACGACCGAGGAGGGGATCGTGGCCGAGCCGGCGACCGACTCGGTCGGCGACGGCGGCAGGTCGCGGATGCCTGATGGCATGGCCGCACCCAGACCCACGTCGGCGATCTTGTCGGAGAACGTCGTGGTCTGGATCGGGTTGTCGGCGACCTTCTTGTAGTTGGCGTCGCTCGAGGTGATCGAGCCGCCGGAGACGGTCACCGTCTGCCGGTACAGGCGCCGCAGCGTCGCCCCGCTTGGCGCAGTCTCGGTGTGACGCACGGTCACGGTGGTCGCGCCGTCGATGGCCTCGATCACGCCACTCGCCGGGCTCGGCGAGGACTCGTTGCCCGAGGCGTCGACGAACGTCACCGCGTAGATGCGCTTGGCCGGCGTGACCGCGGTCGAGGTGTTGACCGAGGCGGTCGGAGTCGAGGTCGGCTTGACGGTGTCCGGAGCGTCCTGGTTGAGCTGTGGGAAGCCGATCGACACATGGCTGGTGGGCAGCACGTCAGAGAACGTGCTCGACGACGTCTCGCCCACGAAGCGGAAGACGCTGTCGTTGCGAATGGCCGCGCCGATGGCGTCGACCCAGGATCCGCCCACGTCGCTCACCACCGCCTTGCGGTAGACACGGAACATGGTGCCGGAGCTCGGCGTCGTGCCGGCCGCAGAGAGCCCGCTCAGCGTCACGGTCTGCGTCTGGTCGGCGTTGACCGTGACCGGCGCGCTCGGCGCCGACTCGGCGTAGTAGTTGTCCTGCAGCGAGTCGCCCGAGCCAGTCTGCGTCCACACGTTCTTGACCGTGTAGACGTAGCTGTACTGCTTCGCTTCGCCGGTGTAGTTGACGACGTCGGCCGCGGCGATCGGCGCGCTCGTGGGCGCGGTGGGCCGGGCCTCGACGCCGGTGGGCAGCGCTGTGGCGCCTGCCAGCGAGGCGTCGGTCGCCTCGTCCTTGTAGGTGGCGACCGTGACGTCGAGCTCGGCAATGCGGCGGAACGTCGCTCCGACCTTGCGGTAGAGGCGCTTCTTGGTGATGCCGGCGTCGCCGCCGTTGCCGGTGGGCAGAGTCAGGGTGACCGGCTGACCGTCCACGCCCTTGACCGTGAGCACTGCACTCGCAGACGACTCCTTGGTCGAGGACGGCTTGTAGTACGTCATCACGTACTGCCGGTCGACCGCGGTGTAGGTCGCAGGCGCGGTGTAGCCTGTCACCGAGGGCGCCGTGGCCGGCGCAGGCACGCCGAGCAGGTAGCTGCCGCCAGGGTAGCTGCCGCCGGAGAGCACGACGTCGTTGGCGCCGTACTTGGGCTTGGCGCCGTCGCTCCAGTACACGCGATCCCACTGGTCCTGGACGATCGGCGAGCGCATCACGTCGACGTCGCCGGCGAACTCGAGCCAGTAGTTCGACTCGTTCGAGCTCGAGCCGAAGCGGTAGATGGTCTGCGGCAGCGTGGTGGTCGTCGCCTTGAGCGTCGTGGTGCCTCGCATGGCCGCAATCGCCCCCGAGATCAGGCGCACGTTCTGCGCGAGCTGAGCCTCGTTGGGCTGCAGCTGCAGCGGGTGCGCGATGGGGCGCATCCCGTTGAAGCTCTTGATCGTCACGGCAACCATGTCGGGGTCCTTACGGGGTCACTGGCAATCGGCAGACGCCGGAGACGTACGACTGCAATCCTTCGGCGGTGACAGCAAGTCGATCACCTGCTGCTTGGCCTTCTCGAAGAAGGTCTGCACCCTCTGCGAGTAGCTCTGCCAGTCGGTCACGCTGTCGGATGACATCAGCGCAGCCGGCGGCGGGGGTATCTCTGGGGGCGGTGCTGGCAAGCGCGGCGAGTTGCTTGCGCAGGCCGTCAGACTCAGCGCGCAGAGCATCAGCGCGCCTCTGCGCATCGCGGAGCTTCGTGACGGTGGCATGGTCGACCCCCTCGGTGATGATGACGCGGTCGCCGTGATCGGCTCGCGCACGCTGCTCGGCCTCGTACACCAGGCGCGCCAGGTTGGACTTGCCGTCGCGCACGCCAGCCTCGTAGACCCAGTGCAGGGCCCACAGGCCCAGGCCGACCAACACGACCGCCAGGACGGCGCGGACGATGATGGCGGGCGCGAAGTTCATCAGTCACCCTTGGCCGCGGCCAGGCACTCGTCGCGACGCTTCAGGTTGCGCAGCCACACTCCCTTGCAGCCGCCCGGCCCCCAGTGCTGAGGCAGCGAGCAGTCGCGGCCCTGGGAGAAGCGGTACTTGGTGTAGGCCTGGCAGGCCTGCTCGTAATCGCCGGCGTTGATGTGACGCACCATCGACGAGTTGCAGGTCGCCGTCACGCCGTACTGGTAGGTGAAGTCCACCAACACGTCGTACTCGGCCTGCAGCAGCGCGCCCGTGACGCAGCGCTTGATCCCGTTCTCATCCTTCTGGATGTGCGCGAGCGTGCGCTTGAGCGCCTGCGGCGGCGTGATGGCGTCACCCATCTGCACCGGCGTGCCGTCGTCCCTGAAGGTCGAGCCGAACCCCACCGTGGGCCGATCGCCCTTGGTGGGGACGATCGCCAGGTCGGTGTAGCCCTCGCTGAGCGCAAGGCCAACGAGCGCCGCCGCCGACACGCTCAGGCCGGCGATGGCGCGACGAGAGAGGGCCATCAGTCCAGGTCTTTCTGCGCGGTGATGCGCGCGACGAACGCCCCACCCACAGCGAGCCCCGTGAGCACAGCGAACGTGCCGCGCGGCATCTCGTCAGCGAACAGCGGCAGGACCACCTCTGCGGCAGTGAGCACGAATGCCAAAGCCAGCAGACGCACGCTCCAGGCGCGCTTCAGGATGGCCCTCCAGCGGGGGTCGAGCTTCACGATCCGAGCCCAATCTGCTTGACCAAGGCCATCCCCATGAGGCCAAGGAGGCCCCAAATGCCTCTGTCGATCCAGATGTGCAGGCGCCGGTTCGACGGGGCCAGCTGCTCGAGCGAGCTGATGCGCGCCTCGAGCTTGTCCATCGTGATGAACGCCCGCTCCAACGCCGCGGCCGCCTGAGACTGACGTTCCTCGATCAGGGCCAGCCGCGTGATGGCAGCAGCAAGCTCGCGAAGAACCGTCTCGATCTCGCGCACGTCAGAGTGCAGCGTCTCGAGCTTGTGCGCAAGCACCTCCATGTGGTGTTCCGTCATGATCACCTCGCGGCTACCAGGTCGGGCCATCAGGCCCAGGTCGGGAAGTCGACGTCGCCGGCGATATTGACCGTCACGACGTACTGCACCTGCGTGCCGGTGAGGGCGCGCTGGATGTTGAAGGTGGTCGGCTTGTCGCCGGACGCGAGCGCGTTGTGGGTCACGAACACGCGGTCCAGGACGGCGACAAGGAAGTCGCGGATGTCGTCTGCGTAGTTCGCGGTCTTGATGATCGTGCCGGTGGCGGCGGTGACAGCGCCGTTGGCGATCGTGACCGTGCCGGTGCTGTACGAGGCGGCGGTGGAGCCGATCTTGATCCAGTTGGCGACGCCGACTGCTGGAATGGCCATGGTGTTCTCCTTTGCTTGGGGTGCTCAGTAATGAGGCCGGTCATTCCGGCCAGACGATGGGCGGGAGCGTTGCGATGAGCTCCTCGACCGATGAAGGTGGCGTTGCCGTGCCATCGATGACATTTTGCAGCAGCGTGTAGGCCTGGACGTTGCACTGGTCCATCCAGGCCGCAAAGACGATGGCCTCGGCTTGGTACGGGCCTTCGTAGCCCGCACGCAGCGCCAGGCTGTGGCGGTCGCGGAAGCGGCGCTGCTGAGCGACGGAGTCGAGGTAGGCGTCAAGGCCTGCCTCGAACTCGGCAATGCGCTGCTGCATCGCTGCGGCCTGCTCCTCGGGCGTTTTTGCGCGAACGGTCCAGGTCTGCGTCCAGGCGCCGTCGACCAGCTCAGGAGCACCCCACTCCGCCTCCTGCGTCATCGGGTCAAGCGGCGGCGGCGACGTCGACGTCACAGGGAACACGCCCCACTCAGCAAGCGACTGCTCGGATGGGAACGCCGGGAAGCTCGTCTCCGGATGGTCGATCCGCAGATCTGTGATCGAGTACGGGTAGCGCTCGATGACGCCGTCTCGGACGAGCGCGTAGGTCATTGCAGCTCACTCAGCTGTCGCTGGATAGCGTTCAAGATGAGTCGCGACTTCCGCTGCTCATGGACGTTCTCCTTGAGAAGCTGACGAAGCTGATCGGCAAACTCCTCCAGGCCATCGCCCGCTCGACCAGACTCGATCTCCTCGATCGCATACTTGAAGTTGTTGATGTTGACCTGGTACATGTCAATCTCATCGATGCGCATCTGCAGTGCAGATTGGAGTGTGTCTTTGATGGCCATGTGGTGTTACGCGTTGCTGAAGGTTGCTCGCCGCAGGTACGTTCCGCTCGCGACGAAGTTTGATGGGTCTGCGTACTTTGTCCCGAAGCCACCCGAGTATGTCCAGCGGTAGGCGGTCATATACGGCGAGTTGTCGTGCAAGACCAGAAGTGCGTCTCGCGTGCGCGAGAACGACACAGACATCGATGGACCAGCAGGAGCGGATGATGGCTGGCTGTACTTCGTACCAAACCCAGAAGAAGACCACTGCCAAGCATGAACGTAAGGGAACCCGCCATAACACGCAGTGGCAATCGCGTCACCGTTGTTTGTCCAATCGGCCCCGTAGACGGCGCCATACAGCTGGCCTGGTGGCGGAGTCGTCCCAACGGAGTACCGAGTCCCAAATCCGTTGTTCCATGCGTAGACATAGAAGCCCGGTGGGGAGCTTGTGGTTCCGACCAAAAGGAACGCACCGTCTGGCGAGAACTTGCAGCACATGCCCGTGCTGCCAGGGTTCGACGCCGGGTTTGAAACCTTTGCTCCAAACCCATTGGACCAAGCGTAGACGCTGATGTACGGAGCGTTGGCGTGAGCTACAGCGATGTGATTGCCGCTCGGAGAAAATGCAACGTCATAGGGCATACCCGCAGGGACAACCGAAGGATTCGCATACCTCGTGCCAAAGCCTCCGCTAAATGGCCACGCAGCCACGTAAGGACTGGATGAAAATCCAACCGCAACAGCCCCGCCTGTCGGGTGCCATGCAACACAGTTCGCGGCAGAGGTGACGTTTGAACTTGGGTTGGCGTACTTCGTGCCAAATCCGCTGCTGGACCAAGGCCACACAATGATGTACGGACTCTGCGCGACAGCGGCAGCGAGTGCGTTGTTCGATGGTGAGAACGCGACTTTCCCAACAATGTTTGCCGGCGTCGTAGATGGGTTTGCGTACCGAACACCAAAGCCAATCGACCTGTCCCAGGGGTAGGCGACGACATACGGAGACGACGTGACGCCAGCCGCTACATACGAATCGGTTGTGAACGCGTACGTTGCGGCTCGCAGCTTGTCAGCAAGCATCACGCATCTCCCACGCGAGCACCGTAGATGACGGTGCCGACCTTCCACAACTGGATCGCGGTGTAGCCGGTAGTGTTGAGCGACGGGGCGGTGCCGACGCCCGTCTTCCAGGTGACCGCCAAGCTGGTCCATGTCACCGTGAAGGAGCTACCGTCGTCGATCATCAGCGTCATGCTTTGCCCGGCGGCCCATGTCCCAGCGGTAGGTGTGGAGTTGCCAGACAACGTCCACGTCTGGATCGAGCCGTTCGTCGGCGACAGAGCCGGCGTCGTGCCAGAGACGGCGAACACTTCCTCGGTGTAGCCGTCGTTGAGCGTTGGTCCTGACAGCGTCAGACCGGTGAACGACGTGTGCGAGTGGTTTGACAGCGACACCGCAGTGCCGCCCACCGTCGGCGTGGAGCTCATCGAGATCGACGAGCCGTTGATGGTGGTCGTCGAGCCAGTGTTGCCAATCGTCGTCGCACCCGCGATGCCGACCTGCGTCGCGCCGTTGTCGGGATTGCCGATCAGGAAGTCGCGGAACGTCGTGGCGCTGAAGTCGTATGCGGACACCTTGACTCCGATCGCCGTCATCTGCAGCGACGCGTAGTCGTCGGTGTACTCGTTGTAGGTGACGTCGACGCTCAGGTCGAAGGTGTTGCCGACCGACAGCGCCACCCACGTCCCGTCGCCGCGCAGGTACGTGCTCGAGCTGGCCGTACCGGTGCCCAGGCGGGACGTGGCGAGCACACCAGAGGTGATGTCGCTGGCGGCGTGCGTGTGGGTGCTCGATGCCGCATCGGTGATGCCGTAGCCAGACAACGTGGTCGGCTTGCTGGTGATCGAGCTCCAGGCGGGCGCGATGGTGACCGCAGTGCCGATGCTCGTGATGCGGCCCTTCGAGTCGACCGTGAACGGCCTCACCGCGGTGGCCGAGTCGTTGTAGGTGCCCGCAGTGACGCCGGAGCCTGCGAGCGTGAGCGCCGTGCTGGACCCGGTTGAACCTGAGCCCGTGACGTCGCCCGTGAAGGTGAGCGAGCCCGACGGCACCGTGATGGAGGCCGTGGAGATCGCGGTGATGCGCCCGGCCGCATCCACCGTGACGACGGGGATGAGGGAGGCAGACCCGTAGCTCCCAGCCGACGCGCCGCTGTTGGGCAGCTGTCCGACCAGGATGCGAGAAGAGGCGTCCAGCGAGGCAACGCCGTTGGCGGCACCTCGCGAGGACGCGAGAAGGTACTGCGAGTGGGGGTCAGAGGCCGCCGTGTGGCCGTCGATGGCGTCGCGCAGGGCAGTGAAGTTGGAGTCGACTTCGGTGTTGGTCAGGGGCGAACCCTTGCCTGCCCGTGTCGTGACCGTGGTTGCCATGCGCTCAGCTCCGATTCGCGGTTGACGTCAGCCCCTGTCCCCCAGGGTCATCAGACCGCGGCCAGAGTGATGGTCCAGGTGACCGTCATCGTGTCGTCGGCGCCCTTGTTGACGACCGGGAACACGGTGCGGCACAGCATGTCGCCCGCCGTCGCGGCGTTGAAGATGCCCGCCTCGGTCACGGCGCCGGTGGCGTCGCCCGCCTCGAAGCCGCAGGTGTAGACCACCTTCTCGTTGTTGGTGCCGGCGACGGCCGAGCCATCCAGCGCCTCACGCGCGCCCAGGATCGACACGAGGTCGGTCTGGGTGGCGGCCGCGGCGGTCGTGCCCGAGCCCAGGGCCATATGGCTCATCACGGACTTGGCGGTGCCGATCATGCGGCTGGCGATGTAGGCCAGGCCAGCGTTCACGACGAGGTTCTTGATCTCGCGCGAGTCCTTGATGTTGCCGTCCTTGTCGCGCAGGACGATGTCCACTTGCCCGCGCAGGGCCAGGTTGTCTTTGATCATGGTGGTTGCCTTTCGTGTCAGAAGGTTCTGGACGCCCCGACGAAGTCGCCCCCGAAGTAGAACGGATCAGAGCAGTAGCTCTGCGCCAGCAGCGACCCCGCGTCGGATGTCGAGGTCGTTTCCGCGGCGCCCTTGCCCGGCGCGAGCACCCGATTATCAGCGATGAATGCTGACTCTCCGCTCACCGCCTTGCCGAGCGCCTTGAAATTGTTGTCGGTCGTGGTGCTCGTGTGCGCGAGCGCGCGCACGAACGAGACGGCTCGTGCGAACGCATCGCTCGCCGAGCTGCTGTCACTGAACGATCGCGTGAAGCCTGCGGCCCGCGCAAATGTGTCGGATGTGCCAAGCGAAAGCGCGATCGTGCCGCGGCTGATCGCGCGCGACACTGCATCGCTGACCCCGCTCGAATCAGCCACCGAGCGGGCGTAGGCCACCAGGCGCACGAACGCGTCGGTCACGTTGGTGGTGTCGGTCGCAGCGCGAGCGAACGACATCACCTTCGTGAGCGCATCGCTCACACCCGTGCTGTCGGCGACACTGCGCGCGAACGCGACGGTGCGGGCGAGCGCATCGGACACGCTTGAGGTGTCGGCCGCAGACCGCGCCCAGGCCATCACCTTGGCAAACGCGTCGCCGACCTTCGGCGCCTCGGTTTGGACCTTGCCGGCAGATCGCGTCGACTGATCGCCCACGTTGGCTGCGTCGGCCGGCTTGCGCACGAACGCCACGACCTTGGCGAACGCGTCGCTGAGCGACGAACTGTCAGCCGCGGGCTTGCTCAGGCTCTTCGCCGGCGCGTCGGTGGCCTTGGCCGAGTCGGTGAGCGACCGGGCGTAGCCCATCACCACCTTGATCGCCTCGCTGACCACGCTCGCATCCGCCAGGGCGCGCACGTAGGCCGCCACGCGGCTGAACGCGTCGGTCGTCGAGGCGCCATCGCTAGGGGTCTTCGCGACCGCCTTCGAGGCGCTGTCGGTCGCCCGGCCGCTGTCTGCGAACGAGCGGACCCAGGCCACGACGCGAGCGAACGCATCGGCCACGCTCGAGCCGTCAGAGGCTGGCTTGCCGAGCGCCTTCATGGGTGCATCGGTCGCGCGAGCCGAGTCGCTGAGGCTGCGCACGTAGGCCACGACCCGGGCGAAGGCGTCGCTGATGCCGCTCGAGTCGGCCAGGCCCCGCACGTAGGCCACGACGCGCGAGAACGCGTCGGAGACCTGGCTCGTGTCGGCGATCGACCTGGCGTAAGCCACCAGGCGGCTGAACGTATCGCTGACCTTGCCCGGGTCGGCGAAGCTGCGCACGAACGCCGCGGTGCGGGTGAACGACTCGCTCACGCTGCCGCCATCGCTCGGGCTCTTGGCCACGCTCTTCGCCGCGGCGTCGGTGGCGCGCGCGGAGTCCGCCAGGCTGCGAGCCAGGCCCATGACGTAGGCGAACAGCTCGGAGATCGAGAACCCGTCCGAGGCCACCTTGCCGGCCGACTTCGCGGCCTGGTCTGCGGCCTTGCCGCCGTCGCTGAACGATCGCACCCAGGCGAGCGCTCGGGCGAACGCGTCGGCGACCGACGACCCATCGGACGCCGGCTTGCTGACCGCCTTGGCCGGCGCGTCGGTGGCGCGGCCGCCTTCGGCGAAGCTGCGCACGAACGCTGCCACTCGAGCGAACGCATCGCCCACAGTGGAGCTGTCGGCTGCCGGCTTGCCGGTCGACTTCGCTGCCGCGTCGGTGGCCCTCGAGACGTCTGCGAAGCTGCGCACCCAGGCCACTGTGCGGGCGAACGCATCGCTCACCCCGGCCGAGTCAGCCGCGGCGCGCACGTAGGCCACGGTCCTGGCGAACGCGTCGGCGATCTGGGTCGAGTCGGCGAACGAGCGGACGTAGCTCACGAACCAGCTGAACGCATCGCTGACGCGGCCAGGATCGGCCACAGGGCGCACGAACGCCGCGGTGCGGGTGAACGCGTCCGTGACCGTGCCGGCGTCGCTGGCGGCCTTCCCTGCGCCCTTGGCGGCGCTGTCCGTGGCGCGGGTCGAGTCGGCGATCGAGCGGACCAGGCTCATCACGTACGCGAACAGGTCCGAGAGCTCCGAGCTGTCAGCCGCCGGCTTGCCGACGGCCTTGGTCGACTGGTCGGCGGCGCGGCCGGCGTCGCTGAACGAGCGGACGTAGGCCACGACGCGGGCCAGGGCATCGCTCACACCGGTCGTCTCGGGCAGTGCCCGCACGAAGCTCACAGCCCTGGCGAACGTGTCGCTGACCGTGCTGGTGTCGATCGGCTTGCGCACGAACGCGACGACCCGCACGAACGCATCGCTGGCGCCAGTCGAGTCGGCGGCCTGTCGCAGGAACGCGACGACTCGAGCGAACACGTCGGTTGCCACCGAGCTGTCGGCGAGCGCGCCCTTGCTCAAGCCCTTGGCCGTCGTGTCGCCGGCGCGCGGAGCCTCGGAGAGCCCCTTGCCGACCGCCCGAGTCGAGGCGTCGCTGGTGCTGCTGCCGTCGCTGAACGAGCGCAGGAAAGCCACCGCGCGGGCAAAGGCGTCGGCCACGTATCCGTGGTCGGTCGATGCCTTTCCGATCGAGCGCTTCGCCTGGTCGCTGGTGGTGCTGCTGTCGGCGATCGAGCGCATGTACTGCACGGCGCGGGAGAACGCGTCGGAGACCTGCCCGGCGTCGGAGTACGAGCGCACGAAGCCGACGGCTCGGGCGAACGTGTCGGTGGCCCTCGGCGCATCTGCCAGCGACTTGCCAACCGCACGCGCGGCCTTGTCGCTCGCCAGGCTCGTCTCGCCGAAGCTGCGGGCGAAGGCGACGATGCGGCTGAACACGTCGGCAATCTGGCCGGCGTCCGAGTTCGGCGTGCCGGTGTTGGCCGAGAACAGGTCGGTCGCGCGCGTCGAGTCGGCCGGCTGCACGAGCAGCGTGCGCTGGGCATCGATGTGCTCAGCGAAGCGCACGACGTCCGCCAGCACCAGGGACACGGCGAACGTCGCTCGGTCCTGCGTGGCCGCCGCATCCGCGAACGATCGCAGGAACTGCACCTGCTTGGCGAACGCATCGCTCGCCTGGCCGGCGTCGGCGAACGTCTTGCTCGCACCCTTGGCGAGTGCATCTACCACGCGGCCGAGCTCCGTCAAGGCCTTGCCGGCGGCGAACACCCGGGCCTCGGTCAGGCTCGCCGAGTCGGAGGCGCCCTTGCCCGGGGTCAGCGTGGCCTTGTCGGTCGCCCTCGAGCTGTCGGCCACCGGGCGCACCAGGGCGAACCGCTCGGCATCACTCACCTGCCCCATGTCAGCCAGGGAGCGCACCAGCTCGCGCGCCATGGCATCGGTGACGCCAGCGGACTCGGCGATCATGCGGCCGATGGCGAGTGTGGCGTCGTCGCTGGTCGCGGCGCTGTCGGCGAGGAACTGCCGGCGCAGGAACACGAACTGGATCGCATCCGCCACCGAGCTCAGGTGGGCGAGCGTCTTGTTCAGCGCGAGCGTCGCGTCCTCGCTGGCAGCCGCACTGTCTGCAGCCACCTTGGCCATCGCCCGGCGGGCGGCGTCGGTGATCTGCGCCTGGTCAGACAGGGTCTTCAGCAGCGCGAGCACCGGCCGGTCGGACGCCGAGCTCGCGTCCGCCAACCCGCGCGCCAGGGTCAGCGCCGCGGAGTCGCCGAGCAGGGCCGCATCAGCGAGCCCGCGCCCGAGCCACCGGGCCACCGCATCGGAGACACCAGCCGCCTCGGCAATGCGCCGCTCGACGGCGCGGGTGACGCGCTCGCTCAGGCTGAGCAGGTCAGCGACCTGGCGGCCGAACTCGAGGGTGGCCTTGTCCGCGGCAGTCGAGGCATCAGCCCGAGGCCGCGCGAACAGCAGCGCCGCGCGATCGGAGGCTGCGCCCGTATCCTTCAGCGCCTTGGCCACATCGCGCCGCTGCGCATCGGTCAGGCTGCCTGTATCGACCAGGCCCTTCCCGAGCGCCCGGCGAGCGGCGTCGAGGATCGAGGCGATGTCGGTCTGCGAGCGCAGGAACTGCACCGTGCGGGCGAACGCATCGGAGAGCTGCGACCCGTCGGCGAGCGTCTTGCCCGGCCCGCGGGAGACCGCATCGGTGAGCCGGCCGCTGTCAGCAAGCGGCTTCGACGTGGCTCGGCTCAGCGCATCCGCAGCGGTGCCGGTGTCCGAGGCGCCCTTGCCGAAGGCGAGCGTCTCGCTGTCGGTGGCGTTGGCAGCCTCAAGCAGCGTGCGCGCCAGGCTCAGTGCCGCGGCATCGCTGAGGCGCCCGGTATCCGCCAGCGGGTGGCCGAGGGACTTGGCGGCCGCATCGGTCGTGCCGGCGGTGTCGTTGGCGCCCTTGCCGAAGGCCTGCGCCAGCGTCTCGGCGAGCGAGAGCTGGTCCGCGACATTGCGCCCGTAGGCCAGAGCCACGGCATCGTCGGCGTTCGCCGCGTCGGCGAGCTGGCGCGCGAGCGCGAGCGCGGCCGCATCGAGAGCGCGCCCGGCGTCGGCGAGGCTCTTCGTGCCATCGCGGCGCAGCGTGTCGGCGAGCTGGCCAGCATCAGCCAGGCCCTTGCCCACAGCGCGCTGCTGCGCGTCGGAGACGGTGCCCACATCGGCGAACTGCCGGGCGTAGGCCACGGCACGCGCGAATGCGTCGCTCAGGCGAGCCTGGTCGGCAAACACCTTGCCGGCCGACAGCGCCGTACGGTCGCTGGTGCGCGGCGTCTCGGTGAGCGCCTTGGCGACGCTGCGGGACAGCGTGTCGAGCGCCCGCCCCACATCGAACGCGCCCTTGCCGATCGCCAGGACATCGGCGTCGGAGGTCTTCGCAGCGTCAGCCAGGGAGCGTCCCAGCGACAGCGCCGCGGCGTCGAGTGCGCGCGAGGCATCGGCCAGCGGCCGCGACACGCCCTTGGCGATCAGGTCGGCCGCGCTCGGCACATCCTGCAGCGACTTCGACACCGCGCGCGCCAGGGTCTCGCTGAGCCTCAGCAGGTCGGCCGCATTGCGACCCACCTCAAGCACGGCGTCCTCGCTCAAGCCCGCGCTGTCGGCGAGCTTGTGGGCCAGGCCGAGAGCCAGGGCATCCAGGGGTCGGGCCGTGTCGGCGAGCGCCTTGGTGCCATCGCGGCGCAGCGCATCGGCCACCGCGCCGGCGTCGACCAGGCTCTTGCCCACCGCGTAGGCGGCCGCGTCGGAGCTCGTCGCGCTGTCGCTCAGGCTGCGCAGGTACTGCACGACCCGGGTGAGCGCATCGGTGGCCGCGAACGAGTCGGCGAGCACCTTGCCAGGACCACGCGCGACAGCGTCGGTCAGGCGGCCGGTGTCGGCCATCGCCTTGGCCACGTCGCGGCGCAGCGTGTCGTTGAGCCGGCCGGTCTCGGCCAGGCCCTTCACGAACGCGAGCACCTCGGCATCGGTAACCGAGCCGCCGTCGGCGAGCGGGCGCGCCAGGCTGATGGACTTGCGGTCAGCGAGGCTCGCGGCATCGAGCACCGCCCGGCTAAACCCGATCGACGCAGCGTCGGAGACCTGCCCGAGCTCGGCCAGGCGCTTGTCCAGCGAGCGGGTGAGCACCTCACCCACCGCGAACAGGTCAGCGACCGACTTCGCGAGCTCGAGCACCGCCCTGTCGCCGGCGCGCCCGGCATCGGCCAGGGGTCGCGCGAACGCGAGCGCAGCGCGATCGGCGGCACCACTCACGTCGGCGAGCGTCTTGGCGACGTCGCGGCGCAGCAGGTCGGTGGCCCGACCGGTGTCAGCGAGTCCCTTGCCCGTCTGCCGCGTGGCCGCATCGGATGCGGACGCGGTGTCGGACGGTTTGCGGACGAACGCGACGGCACTGGCGAACGCGTCCGAGAGCCAAGAGCTGTCGGAGGCGACCTTGCCTGGCTGCAGCGAAGCGGCATCGATGGCTTTGGGCTGGTCGCGCAGCGCCTTGTCCAGGCCTTGGGCGATGGCGTCGGACGTTGTGCCGGCGTCAGCCAGGGCCTTGCCCAGCGCCCGGCGCAGCTCGTCGGAGCTCGCGGCCGCATCGGAGAGCCGGCGCCCGAACCCCATCGCGATCTTGAGCGTGTCGGCCAGGGACGCGGCATCTTGCAGCGGCCGGCTCAGGCTGGCGGCGAACGCATCGGCCGCCCGGCTCAGGTCATCCAGAGCCTTCACGACGCTACGGCGCGTCGTGTCGGCGGCGGACGCCATATCGCGCAGCGCTTTGCCGGTGTCGCGGCTCGCGGCGTCGGTGGCGCGTGAGACGTCTGCGGGCCGGCGCACGAACTGCACCGCCCGCCGGAACGTGTCCTCAAGCCAGCCGATGTCCTCGACAGGCTTGCCGACGGCGCGGCTTGTGACATCAAGCGCCCGGCCGTCGTCGGTGAGCGGCTTGCCCACCTCGCGGGCCATGCGCTCCTGGGCGGAGGGCGCATCACGCAAGCCCTTGCCGACATCGCGCCGAGCCTCATCGCGCGCAGAGGCCTGGTCGGCGACTCGCTTCGTCAGGTCGCGCGAGACGACCTCGAGTGCGGTCGCGGCATCGAACAGCTGCCTCGACAGTGCGAACGCAATGCGGTCGACCGGGCTCGCGCCATCGCGCAGTACCCGGCCGACATCGAAACGTTGCGCATCCGCGGCGCCGGCCGTGTCCCTGACAGCCTTCGTGACGTCGCGCTGGATGCGGTCCTCGAGAGCGGCCCGCTCACGCAGCACGCGCTCGAGCTCGATGGAGAGCTGATCCAGGGCGGAGGCCGTGTGGCCCAGGCCCTTGGCCAGCAGCATCGACAGCGCATCGGAGGCGCTCGCCAGGTGAGCCAGCAGGACCGACTTGACGAAGTACCCGACCAGCGCCTCGATGCGGATCGACGTGGCGCTGACGGCGGCCTGGATGGAGGCCGCCGAGACGGCCGCCCGCAGCTGCTCCACCTGGGTCGCGGCACGCACACGCACCGCCTCGAGCCCGGCACGAACGGCCGGCGCGGCAGCGCTGACGCGGGCCTGAGCAGCATCAGCCGCCGCCCTCAGCTTGGCGAGGGACGTGCTCGCCTTGATCGACATCAGAAGTCCTCGCGGACCTTGAACTTCAGGACGTCGTAGACCGTCTGGATGCCTTGCCCGGCACCGAAGTTGATCTCGACCTCACCCTCGTAGTCGCCGCCCGGCACATCGAGCGTGGTCGGGTTCCAGCGGAACACGACGACGCCCGCAGGCCCGTCGAAGACGTTCCCGGTGAGCGTGTCGAGCACGGTCGATTCGCCGGCGGCGCGGAACTTCAGGAACACCTCGGCGCCCGAGATGTCGATCGCCTCACCGGTGGTCTCGTCCGTCAGCGTGAGCTTCAGCTGCGGGCGGGTGTCGCCCTGGACGAGCTTGATCTTCTCGGCCATGCGGCCCTCCTCAGAATCCGAAGCGGCGCGGTCGAACCGTGACCGTGCCCGGCGAACGCTCGTGGATCGAGTCGATGCGCGCCTGGATGATGGCGGCGTCGAACAAGCCCTTGTGGTAGGCGGCCAGGTCGTTGTTGGTCCAGGCCTTCTGCGGCATGGCCATCAGCCGCGCCTTGGCGCCCGAGAGCAGTGCCTCAAGGTAGTTGTTGACCAGGAAGTCCGGCAGCGTCGTGCTGGTGACGGTGGGCTGGTAGATGACGCGCAGCACCAGCTTCTGCCGGTTGGCGTTCATCGGGGTCGGGAAGATCCGGACGGTACTCCAGTCGGCCGCGGTGTTGTAGTACACCGGGTCCGACCCTTGCGCCGTCTGCCAGTTGGGCATCACCTGCACGAGCTTCGCGAGCACCACCGGCACGAGCTCGCGATCGGCGGCCCACACCTGCTTGACCGCGACGATGCCCGCATCGGTGGGCGCCTCGAGGTCGTAGGTGTGGACCTTGTCGATGACCGTGATCGGGTCCTGCAGCTCGTCCCAGAGAAGGGTCTCGCGGCAGAACTCGATCGCGGCCAGCGTCAGCGCCTGCTTGGCCGTCACATCCGGCACTGCTGGCGTTTCCGCCAACAGGTACGGCAACAGGTCGGCCGTCTTCATGGCTTACGCCGTCGGCGTCGCGTTCGGCGAGGCGTTCGGGTTGAACGGCAGCGCGCGCAGGTTCGGGTTCACGCCGGTGAGCGCGGCCACCTGGGCGTTGATCGAGCCGGTGAACAGCTGCGTGTGAGCCGCGGCCAGGTTCGTGTTGCCAGCGAACTCGGCATCCTTCATGTAGGCGCGGGCCAGGACGTAGTTGACCAGGTCGTCGATGTACTTGTCGTCGATGCTGATCTTCGTCGTGTCGGTGCCGTTCATGCCGTAGTCGTTCGTGTCAGGCACCTCGACCGGGTTGGCCAGGTACGACACCTCGACCCACCACGCGCCCGAGGCGGGGACGCCCGGGTTGACGTAGAAGATCTTCGGCGTGCGCGGATCGAACGAGTACTGGTTGATCGGGGTGCCCGAGTTCGAGTGCCAGTCCGGATCGTTGACGTCGAGGACCTCGCGGTCGACCAGGCGGATCGCCCGGCCCGCCGTCTCGCCCGTGGCGCCCATGTTGCGGATCACGGCCTGCAGGTAGTGCCCGTAGACGTCGGTCGCCACCGAGCCGTCACCGGGCTTGACGCTCGCCGCCGGCAGGGCCTCGATCGACTGCTTGGTGCCGGTGGCCAGCTTGATCGCGTCCGTCCGCGCGCAGGCCGAGGGGATGTACTTCGCGATGGCCTTCTGGCCGTCGTTGAGCCACGCTACCAGCTCGCGCTGCGTCCAGCGGGTGAACTGCGGGCTGATGTCGTGGAGCTGGGAGCTGACGCGGAAGATCGCGTCGCGCACGAGGATGGATGAGGACATGCTGGTCTCCGATGCGGGTGGGGATTAGGCCGCGGGCGCCGGCTCCACCGAGTACGGGAAGCGCTTGTTGTGCTTCTCGATCACGCCCTGCGGCGTCTGGTGGTAGGTCGTCGTGACCGCGTTGTCGAGGATGTGGACGACTTCGACCGGCACGAGGAACGGCTTGCCGCGCGGGATCTGGTACGCGTAGCCGTTCAGGCTGACGACGACAGCATCGGATCCACCCTCGGTTTCCGTCGGGTGGATCGTCAGCAGCGCCTTCTTGCCCGAGAGCGCGTCGTCCGAGTTGCTCCCGCGCACTTCGGCCGCGCTCACCTTGGGGGCTTGCTTGGTCGGAGTCTTCACGTCGGGGGAAACTTCGTCGTCGAGGGTCGTGATGGTGGTGGTCTTTGCCATGTTGCTATTGCCTCACAGGGTTGGGGGAAGCGGCCCAGGCATCACTGCGCTGGGCCGCTCATCACGGCCGATCAGGCCGGGAACGATCAGGCGGTCGCGGCAACTTCCGCGCGAACCATCCAGCTGTCGTTCAGGATGACGGCGGTCTGCATCGCCTTCCAGCCGACGTGGCCGCGCTGCGCAAGCGGGTCGCTGTCGCTGGGCTTCGGGTTCACGACCATCGGCGTGACCGCGAACATGCCCTTGAGCGCCACGATGCCGTAGGCGTCGCGAGCGACGTACAGCACCGGGTACACGTCGGCCTTGGTGCCGCCGGTCGACAGCATGACCTTGGTGGCCGCGTTGGTCTTGTCACCGCCGCCGTTGGCCCACGGCTCGAAGATCGTGGACGACACGTAGCGGACGTCCTCAACCTTGCCGAGCTCGTTTTCCCACGGGGTCATCGTGCCGTACTTCTCGGCCGGCACGAAGTTGGTCATCGAGCGAACGTCGGCCTCGAGGTCCGGGTGGATCAGGGCGACGTAGCCCGGGGCCACGTTCTCGGTGCCGAACGCCGGCGTGCTGCGGACGATCGTGGTGATGAAGCGCGCGTTCTGGCGCTTCAGGGCACGCACAGCGCGACGCTGCAGCTCGATGGTGACCGGCGTGTTGACGTCGGTGCGCGCGGCGCCGTTGGCGTACAGCACGTTGGTGCCCGCCTTCAGGATGCCGAAGCGCATTTTCTCGATCATCTGCGCGGCCTGCTCGCCGATCAGGGCGATCGACTCGTTCAGGACCGGGTCCTCGTGCGTGTCGAGGATCACATCGGAGATCGTGACCTTGTCGCCGTACTGGGCCAGGGTCGCGGTCACGTCGGTGACGGCCAGGGTCTGGCCAACCGGCGTCACGCCTTCGGCCAGCGTCGCCGGGGTGTTCGGCAGCGCGCTGTAGCGGCGGAACTTGATGATCTTCGTCGAGGCCTCGGGCAGGGTCTTGGCCTGGCCGAACTTCTCAAGGACGAGGTACGGGAGACCGCGCTTCAGCAGCTCTTTCTCAGCGTAGGCGGCGGTACGGGGGCTGATGTCCCCATAAACGGTAGAAGCCATGATTCAGTTCCTTTCGTGAATGGCAATGGAATTGCTGTTGAACAGCCATCTCGAAGAGCTCTGACTCGTGGTCGAATGCTGACTGTCTGGAGCGCGGGGCGCCTCGTCGGCGTGTCCCTTGTCATCCTTGTCGGCGCGACTCGTGGTGTCGTGCTCAGTGGTGCTGGGTGATTGGTGTCCGACGCACCCAGCAACGCCGGCTGTGAGGCAGAAGGTGGCCTCGCAGTGGCCGGTGTTAGGCGAACTCCTTCCACGCGTCCTCGTAGCCGTCGCTCTTGGCCGGCTCCTCGGGCAGCTTCAGTCCGCTCGAGCGAACGCCCTCGGCCGCATCCATCGCGGCATCCACCGCGGGATCGGTCTGGGCGACCTGGTTGCCCTCGCCAGACGAGGCGGGCTTGGAGGCCTGTGCCTTGTACGTGTCGAGGAGCTTGATGATTTCCTTGGCCGTGCCGCCGGCAGCGACGCGCTCAGCGTCAGCCTTCTCGGCCTCTGGCAGCGACGCGATCCAGGAGCTGAACTCCGGGCTCTGGCCGATGTCGTTGAAGTCGGGGTGCGCGTCAGCGATGCGCTCGAAGTGCGCCTTGGCGCGCTCGTCGACGATGCTTGAGATGATCTCGTCGACCGTCTTGCCGACCTCGGCGACCTTCTCGCCAGCGACCGCAGCGCCGGCTTCCTTGGCCTTGGCCGTGGCGATGGCCTCGATCATCTTGACGAAGTCCTCGCCGAAGTCCTCGGCCAGCATCTTCATCGCCTGGTCGGCCGTCATCTCGCCGGCCTCAACCGCTTCGCTCGCGGCTTCAGCAGCGTCGGCAAGCTGCGTGTCGCCAGCAGCCTCGGCATCTTCAGCGACGTCCTCGATGGCCTCGCCGGCGCCCTCACCGCCTTGCGCCTTGAGCTGCTTCTCGAGGGCCTTCAGGCGGCCTTCCCAGCTGCGCAGGCGCTGCTCTTCCTTGGCGATGTCGATCGACGGCTCAGCGGCCTCGGCAGGGGCCTCAGCGGCCACGTCTGCGGGGGCAGCAGCATCGGCCGGCGCATCAGCAGCTTCGGCCGGGTCGATGGTCAGGGCGAGCGACGGGGCTTCGCCCTCGGGCTCAGCGGGCGACTCGGCGGTTGCCTCGGCCGGCATCTCGGGCGTCAGCCCGAAGGCCTCGTCCTCGGTCTGCTCGACCGGTGCGAGCATCTCTTCGTTGAAGGCGGCGCCGTACTCCTCGGAGTCGGCCTGCAGGGTGTCTTTGGTGGCCATGGATGGGTCCTTGTCAGATGCGGGGGAGCGTCGGGTGCTCCGAGGTCAGAACGTCCCTGATCGCCAGCACCTGGCGCAGGGCGGTTTGCACGCGGACCAATCCGTCCGGCGCGACGTCAGCGAGGTCGAGGCGGTACGACTCGGCCAGCGCATTGAGCAGTCCGACCAGCAGCTTCGACTGGTCGGTGCCGCGGAAGTGACGCAGCTCGCGGGCCTGCGTCTCGATGGCCGCCATCACGCGCAGGCTGTCGTCCTCCCAGCCTGGCAGGCGGCGCGTCGTCTCGGTCATCAGATCGTGCCCCCGACGTCAGGGGTCTCGATGCCCTCGCGGCGGCCCGCCATGCCGGTCTGCGGCTCGAGGTCGGGCGGCCCAGCACGGGACGGGTCAGGCGTGTCGGGCGCACCGGCAGCCTCTGGGCTTGCGGGCGCGCCGATCTGCCCGGTCTGCACCGGCGGGCCGGCGAGCTTGGCGATCGACGGGTCGGGCGTGGCATCGCGCCAGCCGGAGCTGCGCAGGATTTCATCACCCGCCGGGGCGATGTGCGGCGACTGGGTCGCAACACCACCGGCCTGCAGCGCAGCGTAGGCCGCTTCGACCTTGGTGGCCACCGCCTTCGCGACGATGAGCTCGATGTTCGCCAGCGTCTCGTTGGCCTTGCCCTTGATGGCCTCGGCCTCGGCGGTGATCTTGGCGATCTTCGCCTGGGCCTCCTGGAGCTGCAGCTGCTGGATCTGCTGCTGCATCTGGGCCATCTGCTGCGCGGCGCCGTTGGCCTGCTCCTGCTCGACCTCGTCCTCGGTCTTGACCACGTCGCCCAGCTCGTTGACCTCGGCGCGCGCGAGCAGCAGCTTGTGCCGCTTCACGAACGGGCCGTCGAGCTCGTTGGCCGTCGTCATCGCGAACTCGTTGAGCGCACGGGCCCGCACTTCCTTCGCCATCAGCGAGGCAGTGCCGCGGGCCTCGACGTCGTAGTCGCCCTTGATCGAGTCGTCCGGGTGGAACTTCATGTTCCAGTGGTACAGCGACTTGATGAACGACACCGTCACATCGTCCCAGGCTGTGATCAGGTCCTTGATGACGATGTTGACGGCGCCCATCAGCATCGACAGGCCCGAGCTCGTGCCGGCCGCGCCCGCGGTGGCGTTCTCGCCGTACATATAGCGCGGGATGGCCGTGACCTCGTCGGCGTTGGCCTCGAACATCTGCACCATTGAGCTCAGCTCGGGCATGCGCGATGGCAGCTCGATCGGCCGGATCGCGGGCGAGCCAGGCGAGGAAGCGTTGCGGGGCCACACCTTCCAGGGCGCGATCTCGTCGATGCGCTCCATGGACGACAGCAGCGCGACGGCGACCTCCATCTGTGGTCCGGACGTGACCGCGGCGTTGTCGATGAGCATGCGGATGGCCGCGTTGATCATCGTCTGGTCGTCACGCATGACGGTGGCCAGACCCTCGCCGAAGATGCTCGTCTCGTCCTTGTCGAAGTAGTAGACGTGGTAGGGCCACGTCACACCATCGATCGGCTGCAGCGCGGCCTTGATGACCGTGCCGTTCGGCAGCAACCACACGTTCGAGAAGAAGCTCTCGTGGACGCGGTCCTCCTCGACCTCCACGCCCGCGTTGCGCAGCTGCGTGCCGGTCAGGTAGCCCCAGCGCTCAAGCACCTCGTACTGGCCGCCCTTGTTGCCCTGGGTCGAGGTGCGCTCACCGATGACGCGCAGCTCGTTGTCGTAGTAGCGCAGCCGAATCTCGCCGTCCGGGTGGGCCTTGATGTAGTTCTTGATGGCCTCGCCGCGGAAGCTCTTGCGCGAGGCGAGCTCAGCCAGGTCGGAGCGCGTCATGTGGTGGCGCTCGTACACGTAGCGGCACTGGTCCAGACGAGTCGCGCTCATGTCCGGAAACCAGCGCCAGACCGGTACAAAGTCCACGAACGGCACGACGTAGCTCTCGGACTTCGGCAGCCAGCGCCCACCCTCCTTCACGAAGCGGGTGCGCACGCGCCGCTCGACGAGCGGGCCCTTGACGA